AGACCTAGCGTGTATTGACACCTGGGTCCAAAAGCACTTCCTGGGATATTCAAGCTTCAAGACTATATCGAAGAGAAACTATCTTGATATTGAGGGTAGAATTAGAGACCTGGGCAAACCATTTGAGGTCAATACTTTCCTTTGTCAGTGGTTAATATGGGATCACTTACGAGGTGGCCGGCCAAATAACCACGATATTTTCCCCGGTAGTCATAAGGATAACTAGATGATTGACCTTATACAGTTTAGAAACAAGGCTAACCCTTTGCTGGAATACACGCAGCGGGTTTGGGAGAAAACAGAGGGTTACCACTGCGCTAGTAGGGCTTATCTCGAAGTGCCAACATGGGCTGCAATTGTAATGGGCAAGCTTCAAGAGATGTCAGATTTTAGGTGTCTAGAAGAACCGGTCAAGCTTCCTGATAGCGTCAAGTCTGTCATAGGTTCAGTCCTAGACGTTAACTCAAAGGCATGGAAGGAATTGATAAGACTCAATCCTGAAGTCAGTTTCTATCTAGGCGGATATGTGAACCCTAGCACTTTTATTGAACTCGAAGACTATAACCTGATATGGCTTGACAAGCCCGATGACTTGGGAAAGCATTTTGACTGGGATAATACCAGAGGTCCGAGCTATCACTTTTGGGCAGGCGTACCTTGCATACCTAGGCTTGCTTTGAGCTATGGTTGTCTTTACAAGTGCTCTTTTTGTTCTATCCCTCGAACCTTGACAGAGCGGTTCGAGCTAGAAATTATGGCAGATGTTAAAAGCTTCAAGCCTTTAAGCTTTGAGTTACTCTATATAGATGATAAGACTTTTGGGCAGGCTAAAAACTGGAAGCTTATAGAGAAGGTCTACAATACAGTCAAGGCCTACAATCCCAAGTTCAAGGGGTTTATAGTTCAAAGCACTGCTATTGATGCACTGAAGCATTTGCACCTATGGGCTTTGCACTATCACGTGAAATATTTGGAAATAGGGGTTGAATCTATGGACCCCAAGACTCTCAAAGCTTGGAACAAACCTCATACGCCTTACATGGTTCGGAAGCTTTGCCTTGCATTGAAGGCCTACCCTTCCGTCAAGCTAATACCTAATATCATATTCGGAATACCCGGAGATGATAGAGGGCCGCATGATTACACCTTGACGCTAGGGTTCTTGAAAGCTATCCGTCCCTTGACTGCCTTTGTCAATCCTTACGTGCTATGCGCCTATCATGACAGTCATGGAAAGCCTCAGCTAAATAGTGACTCAGACTCCAATGAAAATACTCTTGACAAGTCATGGTTGACTGAGGCTGAGAAGGTCCGAGTTGGAAATATAATAGAGGAAGCATTAGCACTCTATTAGGAAGGAGTAACCATGCGAAAACTACCAGAGATAAGTTCTGAACTGCCCAAAAGCTTGCAAAGTAACCAGAGAATCTACCTTTACCGGATATACTTCGAGCAGACTGAAAAGGAAGCCTCAGTCAAATTGATAGAGTCAACCTTTAAATTTGCTTCCGTCTATACAGGAGAAGGCCTTTATAATGGGAAATGGGAAAGCTTTAAGATGATCGAGGTTCAGTCAACCTATGACTCCTTTGTGATCTCAGCCTTTGCGGAAAGCCTACGGGCTTTGAATCATCAAAAGGAAGTTCGGGTTACAGTGTCAGAGGTAGAAGTGATCCGGGTAAAAAGCCCAGTCTAAAAATTTTTAGCTTTTTTCTTGACTGGATTTTGAGGAAAAGCAAAAAAGGGCTGCTGTAGTGTTCCTGTAGCTGTAGAAGGAGAAGTAAAAATGGTCCGTGACGTAATGAGACTCCTAGGTCTAGTCTTTGTAGCTCTGTATGGGGTCGCAGGCTATCTAGCGATATTGCTTTACGAGCGGCATAAGGAGAAGGTCTGATGTTTCCTCCTGATAAATTCAGCCGGTTAGACTGTACCGGGTGCCATAAGACCATCTATGTAAGGCATGGTCCCTTGGCACTCTTCGGAGCAGATGACTGGGAATACCGGGCGCACACGCAGGGATTCAGAGAAGATCCTTACAACGGTTGGCAGTGCGAAGACTGTAGACTCATGTTAAAGGAGGTACCAGATGAGAACAAAGCTGCAAAAGGTTGATGCCGTATTCGATGAGGCCATAAGGCTAGTATCTGAAGGGGAGAGTTTCTCTTGTAATGCTTTGTCAATAGCCGATAGGAATATAAATGGTTTTGACTCTGACTGTTACAGATACAATTACCCTGTAGAGAACCTCTACCGGGAGGTGTTGAGCTATAGACTCCCCAGAATAAAGGAAGGTCAGCCTGAAGACACAGACCCCTTATTGACTGCTGTTAACAAGCACGCCCGGCACGAAACTTACGAGGGCCGGCAGTTCAGGGTCTTGCTACTCAGTATGGTCAAGGCTGCATGGAGGGACTTGATATGAGGCAGAAAAAGACACTGACTGAAATCTATTTAGAGGCAGCGGAGCGAGTACACGATGGAAAGTGCGAGTATTCCTGTGTTGCTGTAAAAGGCGCAACGAGGAAATGGAATTACTGTGCTGCCCAGATCGCAGAGGTGAAACGCTATGTAGCGGCCTTTGCGCCCGATGGAGACTATGAGAACTTTGCCATGCACGTTGACATTTCCTTGCTAAAAGGTGGCCTGCCTGATGGCGAGAAACTCAAGAACCTGCGAGTTCTAATGCTCTGCCTTATGGCAGTAGCTTGGAAAGATCTGAAGTGAGATACCTTAGCAAGTTCGACCCCAAGGTTGCTGCCCAAATGAACTTTCAAAGGATCGTGACGGTCACGGTCTATCAAGGGTCTCAGCTAATAGGGGAGTTCATTACCACTGTCTTCCAGTCGCCGCTGAAGTATGACATAGCAAGAGCGAAACATCTCAGGTGGGAGGTCAAATGAGTGACCCTATCACGTGGCTCATCATAAGCATGATCTTTTTGTTCCTGAATCTTCTTTTGAGGTTGAAATGAATAACTGGTTTGGATTGATCTGGCTCATAATTGTACTCTTTACTGTGGGCTTCCTGTGGTCTGGGTGCGCTCCTACCATAGAGAACCTAGGACACGTGAAACTCATGGACGGTAGGTTTGTAGAGTCAATCCAAACCTCTTCCCGAGGCCAGGACGGTCCCAAGGTTACGGTCATAGAGACTTACCTGTATGACGGTGTAACCTCACGTAAGGTAGGTGAGTACAGTGCAGGCGGTGACGGTATCTTGAAGGGCCTGGGTCAAGCTGCCTTGGGTGCAGCCGGCACTGTAGGCGGTGCCAGCGTGTTGAGGCCTGCCCGGTCCTTTATTGGAAACAGTGCTACTACAAGCCAGGATAACGCTAACACCAACACCAATACTACCGATTCAAAGAGTGATGCAAAGTCTACGAGTTCGAGCAAATAGGAGGTTCTATGAGAAAATGGGGAGTTATTTTAATCTGTGCGTTTGGTCTCTGGGCTATACAAGGGGGCAAGAAGACTTATTACAAGAGCTACGAGACCCTTGCAGAGTGTGAGCAGGTTGCTTTCCTGGGGAACAGCCTCAATGCTCCGGGTAAGGTTGTCATCACCTTCGTCTGTGAGCCGGTGGAAGGAATATAAATGGGTTACTTCTCACATAACCCCGAGGCTTATGATGACATCATGGTCAACGGGGTAGCCCGTGCGTTATCGAGCTACAGTCCCGAGGCTCAAAAGGAACAGGGTGGAGCCGTAAGGCAGGAGGAGATTGAAGAGGTGCTCAAAGGTATTCTCATGGAGATGCTATACGACTATAAGCCCGAGGCCAGGAAAATTTGGTCTGCTCTGACTGACTGGGCTTTCGACTCTATTCAATCAGCGGAGCAGGCATACTGGGAGAGTTTTGTACCATGACTAACAGGAAGTATTGCAAGGAAAATGCTATCTTTAAAGAGGCCTGTAGCCTCGCCACTGTCGATCCGACACGCCGGCAGGCATCCAAGTTCAGGTTGGGCAAAGGCAGAGCAATTCATTGTTTAAACGAAGCCAAAGAGATTGTCAATAAACCAAAGGAGGTAGAAAATGGGACCGGCTAGATTCTGTATCATCTGTGGAGGAGAGGCCCTAGAGGGCAGGATAGTTTGTAATGTGCATGGTAGGACTAACGGCAAGCCTGCGGGGGAATGTAGTAACCCGGAGCATGGTAATCACGAACTGCTCAAGAAGTTCGGGAGTATCCTGAACGAAGATGTCAAAGCGGGAAATCCTCGTGACCCTATCGCTTCCGCTCTTGTGCAGTGGGGGTTGATAGAGGAAGACTACAAGGCGGCGCAGTTTTACGGTAGGTTGGGTTCGTCACAGTTGCCGTTCATAACTCAGAACGTTAACGAGGTGGTCCCTATCGCTATTGCCTTTGGCATACTGATAGGGAAAGTCCTATCTGAACACACAGCCACGTTATCGACAAAGGAGGAAGCATGACGAGTAAAGAAAAATACGTTGCCCAGTTGCGTGAGTTAGCCGACTTCTATGAGAAGGCCGGTGACGATCTGCCCCGGACTCCCGTTCCTCAGAACATCTACTCCGTACAGCCTACTGACATTCCTGCAATCCTTCGGGACTGTGGGAAGATCGACAAGAAGAAGTCCGGGGGCTTCATGGAACTTCGCAGGGAGTTGCAACACAACACGCTCATCTTCAATATCTCTCAAGAGAAGGTCTGTGAGCGTAGGGTTGTAGGACAAAGGTGGGTTGCGCCTACCTCTTACGCCGGCCACTTTGAAGATCAGGTCGAGTGGGACTGCAAACCTATCCTGAGTTCTATTCCTGAAAAGGAGCCTGCTGATGGCACAACGTAACGCCAAGAAGGATAGGGTCTGTAACGAGTTGGCCGGCGGCTGCGGTACTGTAATCAAATGCACTGCTGCTGAGATGCGCCGGCACTGGGTTGTGTGTGCCAAGATCAAGCCTGAGCCCGAGAGCGTCACCTCCCGGCACCCCAAGCGTGTGAAGAAGGAAATGAAATGAACACAATCCTTGAAGCAGACTTAAAGCGGCTGCGTGACGTTGTAGCTCGTCTGTACGGTGAAGACATAGCTCAGGACACTATGGTCCGGGTCCTGTCCCGTGAGTACCGTGACGAGTGGTTTGCTAAGGAGGTCTGGTATGCTAAGAGGCAGTGGCAGCGTCAAGAAGCTACTGCCTTGAAGCACGAGCCTATGGTTGAGTCTAACGAGCCACGCATTATAGAGGCAGACAGGATTGACGCTAGGATCGAGATTGAAAGGAGACTAGCACGGCCCGGCTTCCTCACTCTGCTAAGAGAAGCCATAGGTCTGGGGGCTGCTCTCGAACCTTGGGAAAGGCAGAAGCTTAGAAGGAGGGAAAGAAATGGTTAGCTATAAAACTATCACTATGCCGTGGGACGGCCTGCAAGAGGCTCTTAACAACCACGCTAGGGATAATTGGATAGTGCAGTTCGTGACCCGTTCTAAGAGGTATAGCCCTGTAGGGGCTGTAAGCCACGTGTATGAGGTCATTATGGAGAGGGACGTTGTGTATGATCGAGCGAGTAGTGATCCCCTTCATCAATTAGAGACCCACCCCGGTCATGCCGGCAAGCCCATTGACCGAAAGAAGTGGTTTTAGTTAAGGATGCGTGGACCGGGCTTCTTGTGCTATGCTTGTGCCTGGTCCCGATGGAAATGACTTTTAAGGAGGATGAACTTATGGCAAGGATGGAAAGAACACATAGGCTTTTCTTAATAGCTTCTACTGTAGCACTGGAAGCAGAAGGAGAGCCTTACAAGGGTAAGCTGGCAGTTGCTTACGTCATCATGAACCGATCAAAGGAGTACGGTAAGTCAATCTCTGATGTTGTCTTCGACCCGTATGACTTCAGTGCTTGGAACACGAGGGGTGGCCGGGCTACTTCACTGGATGCTGTGTCTCCGCTGATGCTCATGGACAGCGAGAAAGCCGCTGCTTCTGCTTTCTACGGCATTGAGGAAGATCCTACTCATGGAGCTACGCACTACATGAACGTGCCTCTGACCAAGAAGATCAGGAGTGACGGTAAGCTTCCTGGGTGGGTCAACGCCATGCAGAAAACTACTGTCATAAACCGGCACACGTTCTACAAGGAGAAGTCATGAACCCAGAGCCTCAAAAAGGCGAAAGCTTGGAAGAATACCTTGATAAGGGGAAGCAGGTCAAGCCGGTCAAGGTCGAGGAGACCTACGTTCCTCAGTTTGACCCCAAGACCAAGACCACCGTTCAAAGTCCGGGTCTCGTCATAGGTGAGATCCTCGTCTGGAAGGGTTGGAAGTGGGTGCTCCTTGAAGCCAACGAGAAGGGGCAGGCTTTGTTTCAGTGTCATGGTCCTACGACCAACCACCTCCTGCGTGCTCAGGGCGAGGAGCGGCGGTTTACCAGGCACATGAAAAAGATGCGTAAGCGTGAGCGTATCGCAGCGAAGATCAAGATGGCCCTTAAAGCAGGGAGCAGGAAATGACACCGTTACAGCTAGAATTGGAAGCCCAACAACTGCGCTTGGTATTGAAGGGGTTGCAGGCTGAGAACAAGCGGTTAGAGCTAATCATCAAGAGCCTTCTGTCTGGGAAGCCAGATACCTTTAGCTCCCCTGGCAAGATCAAAGTCCCGCATGACGAAACGGCCTAAGACAGTGATATGACCACCATGCGTACCGGAGCTAGAGAGATCGAACAGCGCAGACACGCCGGCACCAATGGCGAAGCTACCCGCTGCGGAAACGTTAGAACGATCAGGAACACCGGGGCTTCCCTTACGCTTATGATGGATCAGCCAGGAAGCTTTCTTTGTAATAGAGCGGAGCCGGGTTATAAGCCCACCGACTGTAGTGAGATCGTCAAGGTTCTGGTAGCCACTGATAGTGAGAAGGCTATCATACATCACAACGTCAAACTCTCCCTCCTTGATGATGTGCGTGAGTTCCATCATCTGCTTAGGCTTTGCCAACCATCCCGGTTCAAGCCAGAGAGTGTACCAACCTGTAGCGAAAGGAGACCCCGTAGATGAGTCAATCCCGAGATCCTTCATTTGTTGCGCCCACTCAATCTCGGGTAGGTCCGATTGAACGTACAATACCTTCAGTGGCTTGTCGATTTCTTGCCCGAGGAAGCTTCCGTTACTTCCAAGAGCATGGGCTAGTTGTTGACTCAATATACTCTTACCTGTTTTGGGGTGAGCGTAGATCATCAATATGCCGTAACCCGGCACTAGACCCGGCACGAGCCAGGGTGGTTCAGGAAAATCTCTTTGTACGTATTCCGAAGCTTTCCAGATTTTCATTTAGGGCTGGTTTTCATACCGTGATAGAATCCCTCGCCGCACGGCTGCTGCGTCTAAGTCAAACTCTTCACAGATATTCCAAAAGGAAAAAAGCCAAGGCCGGCCTGCCGTGTCTTTGGCCCCCTCTGACTTGAACCATTGTAACGCTGCGGCCTCGAACTTGCCACCTTCAGCACCGAAGAGATCGTCTTTCTGCTGGATGAAAACAGCTACCATCAGTTCGAGTTCTGGTGAGTTGCTTTTACCGTTGCCGAAAATGGCGGTCACGGCCTCGTGGTCGATTTCGTTATTCGTCATCGTCATCGTTACTCCTAAAATGCTGTACGAGCAGGTAGATAAAGACCGTGAACCAAATTACTCCCAAAAGTATCCAAATCTCCTCCATTGTCACTCTCTCTTATATATATATAGTAGATATATACGTAGCCCCCTTACAGGGGGCTTAGATGAGTACGATACTTACTTAGGTGGCATCGTGGGTACCTCCCAGGCTTTTAACGAGGTCGATCAGCTTTTGCCTGTTCAGCTTGTTCATCTCCTTGACGCACAGGACACCCAGGATGACCATCTGCTGATGATCGAGGTTAAACTGGGCAGCGATAGCCTTCAGATCCAGATACACGCCCTTGGGCAGATTTGGGACAGAGAACATGAAGTTGCTAAATTTAGCCATAGACTATTTCCTCGTTTAAACGTGGTAGCGGGGGTAGGAGTCGAACCTACCTCGAAGCCGGATATGAGCCGGATCTGGCCCCAGGCCTCCCCGCCGTCAGTAGTAAAAGACACCAGAAGGAAAATAATAGCACATTGCCTGCTATATTTCTGCTCCTGATGCCTTATTACACTAGATGGAAAATTCCAACCTAGACTTTGGCCCCACAGAAACTCAAAACCACTTGTTATGCCGTACCCTTCGTAGATTCGAGAAGGAATGGCTCGTTAAAGGCCCCTGGAAGCCTTATTTCGCTCTGGGGGCTGGTATGTCTGTGGGGCTCGCACATTATCTGCTGAATCCAGACGAGGAGGGCTTAAACCATGCGTTAGGCAAAGCACATGAAACAGTGGCAAAGAAATTCGAGGAAGGGACCGAGTGGACTCTGGAAGGGCTACAAGGCCTCGTCACGAAAGGGGTCACCAAAGCTGCCGAAACCACGCTATCTGAAATGTTCAAGACTGAAAAAGTCGTGGGTACTGAGGTCTCAATAGGCCGTGGCCGGTTGGATCTGGTGACTACACCTTTGATGTCTATGGTGGAGTCAACACCACCTTCTCAGGGCGACTACCTAATCATCACCGATCACAAAACCTCTATACAGAAGGCCCCCAGGTTCCTCGCTACGGACCTTAAAGACGTTCCCTTGAACTGGCAGTTGTGGGATTATGCGTGGCGAGCACAGAACTACTATGGCCGGCCCGTGAAGTGGATCAGGCAGCACATTATAATCCTAACCCCTAAGACTAGCTGCCAGTTCAGTGACCCGGCGAAGGTCAAGCCTGAGAACCTCGCTATGTGGGAATATAACGCTAATCTTCACTGGCTCGATATGGCTGAAGATGAAGGGCTTGCCTTTAACGAACTCCACCAAAACTGGAAGCAGTGTGAAAACAAATACGGTAAGTGTCCCGCTTATGATGCCTGTCACACCCTCTGCCGGGATGAGGCCGCAATGGAGAATCTCTATGTTCGCAAGTTTAATAAAGTTTCTTAAAACCCCTCTCGGCCGACTATTCACAAACTGGTCGTTTAAACGCATTTCCCTGGCATTAGGCTTTTCCTCGAAACGGACCCGGACCCCTAGGATGACTCTGTACTGCGCCTATTGTCATGATGCGTTTCTGGCCTTCACCACGAAGCAAGTCCATTGTGGATTCTCTGCGTGCATCGTCAAGCACCGCAAGGTTCTGTACGAGCTAAGGCTGCAACGACCCGGTGAGTTGAAAAATAATGACCTTTCCCCGTTGGAGAAATCCTAATGTTCATCGAGCTAGACCAAAACACTTGGGACTTTGTAATCAGTCGGGACCTCCGTGTCGGTCCACCTAACTCAGGCAAGACTCAATCCTTCCTGACCAACGAGCGTCCCTGCTACATCGTTTCCTTTCCGGGTGAGAAGGGTGTCACAACCTTGCCTGTCAATGAGCCTGGTATCAAGACCTACGTGTGGAAGGAAGATGACATCACGAAGGGCAAGCCAGGTGCTATCATCAAAGAGGTAACGGACTTGACCACTGAACTCATCACCGGGAAGCGTGCTCCAATAGGTCCGATGAAATCCTTTTGCGGTGACGGATTGCATAAGCTGTACTCTAACTTTTGGCTGCGTGAGTTCAACCACCTCATTGCCACCAAAGGTGAACTGATAGGCAAGCCCAAGCGGGACGGCACTGTAGTTACAGAGGAAGACTTCAAGCTTCAGGCCTATGGCAACGAGAACTACGGTGCGAGTCGTGACTTCATGAAGTACGTTACCTATGTCTATGAGTCTAACGTACCTCACGTAACCTTCACGTGTTGGGAAGGCATGGAGCTAGACACGCCCGAGCTAAAGAGTAAGAGCGACTCCCATATCCTTCCTGACTTCCCTGGTAAGCTTGCCAAGCGAATCATGGGAGAGTTCGCCATCGTTCTGTATGCCAGCCTTCAGGTGACCACTCCTGTACCTAACCAACCTCCTGTAGTGGTATCTAAATGGCAGTTGAAGCCAGGGGGAAAGGTCTGGGGTGCCGGCATCAAGATCCCGCCTGAGATTGCTAAGAATATCCCGAAGGAAATTACTCAGGACTGGGGAGAACTGAAGAAGTATTTAACTGGTGAGAAGAAGCTAGTCTTCAAGGCCAAGCCTGGTTCAGTGGCTACGCCTGCGAGACCTCCGATCACCGCACCGTTAACTCAAAGTGTCAAGAAGTAGTACGTACTAACCAAAAGGAGGAAAGTTATGGGAGAAGGAACAATCGAAGGGCAAGAGCTTCCTACAGAGTCAGTGCCTACGACTGAGTTTGAGGAAGCAGCAGAGCCTACCATTGATGATCTGTATTCAATGCAGGTCAGTGAGGAAGAGGTCAAGCAGACCGAGAAGGATTCAATTCTTCCTATCGGTACTTACACCACCACGCCTGAGTTTCGTGTGACCGTGGGCAACAAGAACGGGCGGCGGTTCGCTCGCTTGTTTGGTAAGATCACCTTAGCCCAAGAGGGTAAGGAAGACATCAAGGGTGCTATCGGGTACCCCCTGTCATGGGACAGGCGCAACAAGATCATTAAGGTTACAGACGATGAGACTGGTGCGGTCACCGAGAAGGATAGTGGGAAGCCCGATTACCTTTCCAAGAACTTCGTGCAGGCTGTCAAGGCTTACACGGTGGCTCATGGTGAGGCTCCGTTGGATGAGAAAGATCCGACAAAGATCAATCCTGGCCTAGTGGTTGCGTACCTGCGTGACTACGCCCACCGTCTGCGTGTCATTCAGACGCAGAACAATGAGAACATGGTCGTTGCTATCTCTGCTATCGTAGAGAAGTAAGCCATGCGTGAGTTAGCCCAGGAAGCGCACGTTGGTCGGTGTTTTACATGTGGTGGTATCGTTCCCATCAATATAACACCAGTGCTCTTGAACCTAGGTCCTGGGAAGGGGTGGCAGTCGGTCTCGCCCCGATTTGCCGCCCCTCTCATTTGCGGAACGTGTCGTACAGATTCAGACAAACTAAAAACTACCCGGCTTGAGATGTTTAAGTACATTGGCAGGCCTAAAGAAAGTGAGGGCTTTGACGGATGAAACTGAAAATTCTGCCACAGGGTAACGTTCCCCCAGTTGAGCGAGAACTTTTTGTGGGATTGAAGGAGTTTGGTGCTGGCAAGGAAATTCATGTGGTTCTTGCTTCTAGTAATAGTGTTCCGGTACCCAACGGATACCTTATGCGCTTTAAGATTATAGATGGTAAGGTGACGTTCAGTCGAACCTTTGGTGCCAACCCGGACCTAGTACACGTTGACAGTAACACCGCAATAAAGGAGCTAACATGAGCAAGTTCAATCCAGACATTGACGCAGCTATCGTAACAGGTTTTTCTAGGGGCTTCGAGGTTATCCAAAGCACCCGGAACACCTTGTTGCTGGACATAGACTCAGAAGATGACTTCAACCGATACAAGTTCGCCTTGCCGCTAGTGATGGAGTTCCTAAACATCAAGGAGATCCAAATGTGGGAGTCGAAGGGTCTTGCTGGTCACCGCCACATTCTCATCACTCTTAATGAAGACCTGCACGTGCTAACTCGTATCGCTTTGCAGGCTGCTCTAGGTTCAGACCCTAGGCGTGAAATCTTTGCCATCGAGCGGGTCAAGGCTGGTATCTCTGAGCCTTCGCTTCTCTTCAGGCCCAAGGATGCAGTGGTTAAGTCTGATGCACTGGAAGACATACCGTTCTAATGAAATACATAACCAGACTCCCTTTCCTAACTGAGATAGAAGGTGGTATCTTTCTGGGTGTTCCTCTAAGTGACTGGCTCAAAGTCTTAACGGCTGCAAAGAGTAGGGACATTACTGTGTTGGAATTACTTAGTAGGTTTGAGGCCCATTATCCCAATGAATATTTTGCTTGGAGACAACGCCACGGTGTCATGGCAGACGTTGTTGAACTGGTAGATGAGTATGCTCAAGAAACCAGATAGTGGCACTTGACTCCGTTTTATGGTGATGATATGCTTTGGCAATGCGGAAACCAACCAAAGAGCAAAACAGAATTTACCAGCAACGGTACAGAAAAACGCACCGCAAGTCACAACGTCTCCGTGATAGGAAAAGGTATAAGCTGCGTAGACAGCAAATCATTGATGGTCACAGAAGGTTGCAAGGAAAGATCAGAGATCACCTACGACACCTTAAACAAAATACTCCGTGCAAAGATTGTGGTATCCAAGATGCTTATTACCTTATGGATTTTGCCCACCGAAATGGTCGGGACAAAACTTATCGTTCTCCTCTTTCCTCTAGGGGATGGCCCGAAATGGAAAGAGAACTCGTCAAATGTGATGTGGTTTGTGTTCGCTGTCACAGGATAAGAACTCATGTTAGACAAACCAGAAAGCTGTAGAGGCTGTCCGTTTGCAGGAGACATGAAGGGCTTTGTGCCTGACAAGATTAACGACCAAGCTGAGGTTACTATTGTCATGCAGAACCCCGGCGAAGACGAGGAGCACGGTCAACGCCTTATTGAATATAAATATGGACAACCTATGTACGAGAGTGTCCCTCCCGAGCCTGCTATTGGTAAAACCGGCTTCGCCATGAGGCGAGAGTATTTCCCTGTGGCTGGCCTCACTGAAGACAACGTTTCTATCCTGAATATCTTGAAGTGTAGAGCAGGCCACAAGAACAAACTGCCGCCGCTTGACAACGTTGAGTTGCGGTGTGCGATTACTCACTGCATGAACGCACACTTCAAGCTGCCCGAAAAGACCAAACTGATTGTAGCTCAAGGTGAGATAGGTTTGTACGGCATGACTCAAGAGGGCTTGGAGAAGGGACATGGCATCTCTAACTGGCGTGGGTGGGTACTACCTTATAACCCTGCGCCTTTCGCTCAGGCTATACACTCTGACATATGGACCCCAGTAATGGGTAACAACAAGCTTTGTATTCCGGTGCTCGCTGTCAACCACCTGGCCTACATCTTCCGGTTCCCCACTGCATCTATCTATGCAAAGGTGGACTGGTCAAAGGTCCCAAGGATACTCAAGGGTTCGTGGCCTCGTAAGCCTTCACCTATCTTAGAAATGCCGCCCGTTGTGCTGCCCAGGAGGTTCGCTTTCGACACTGAGTTTGACCCGCACACTGACTACTTCCTACGGTATAGCATGGCCTACCCTTCGCTACCCACCGGAGAGATGAAGGTTCACGTGGTTGAAAGGCAAGATGCGCTTGACTCTATGTTCCCTACGGTGATGTCTCCTCCCCTGGTGATAGCTCATCACATAATGGCAGACATCGAACACCTTGAAGAGTTCGTTGGACTGGGAAAGGATTATACCTATGATGATACGATGCACCAGCACGCTGTCCTTTGGGCTGGACTGGATCATGACCTTGACACGCTTGGTTCACTGTACTCCCCCTTCAACCGGTGGAAACATCTTGAACAATCCAACCCTAGAGTATACTCGGGCGGAGATGCAGAAGGAACTTATTTCGTGTGGGACCAGATGGCTAGAGAGTTCAGGGCAGACCCAGATTCTAAGCGAGTTTATGACACCATACAAATCAGACTGGTCCGTCACATTCGTAAGTCCCACCAAATCGGGATCAGGGTTATTCAGCGGCCTTCCACCGAGATAGCTAGGAAGTTACAAGACAAGGTAGACGAGTTGCAGATTGAGGCTGAGGCTACAGCCGGCTGGCCTATCAACCTTAGCTCTAATGATATGACGGCGCAGCAGTTGTTTGATTCTGAAAGGTTGTTAGAGTTCGCTTTGCCTAAGCCGAGGAAGAAATGAGTCTGCCTATAGACTTTTGGGCAGAGTATTACGCTGTGCTAATGTCTAACCACCTTCTGAAAAATGAAGTGAAAGAGTTGGAAGCAGAAATCAAAAAGCTAAAGGGTAACTTCTCCCACTTCCACGTAGCCAACCATGTGGATGATGCGTGTGCTCTGTGCAGCTTGGATCTCAGGAACGAAGTGCATTTGAGGAGCAGATGAGTACAAGAGAATTTTTAAGGCTTTGTCCGTGGAGAAAACTACCACGACCAGAACGCACAGCTTGGTGGGTTTACAATCATGCGCTTAACAAGATCAAATAGGTCAACCAAGGCAGACGTTCTCCGAGAGGTTGCCAAGAAGTTGGAGAACCGTGGGCTACAGTCTGACTACCTTGACCTACGCTTGCGGTACCAAGAGGCTGCTCAGTGCTTGAATCAGTACATGCCCCACTTCGCCGGCTGCGAGAAGTGTCACAAGTTTGAGTGGGACCATCAAGGAAAGGGTATGCGTCATGATTTTAAACAAGCTGTCCGTGTTCATCCATCCTTACTGCCAACACAGTCTTCGGGTCGCTGGTCTGTTGCTCGGCCTCCACTGGTTACTACATCTCATCCTTATATGGACCCTCCTACCTCGTTACAGGAATTGGTTATTGGACCGGATGACGGCACTGCTTGGGTAAGCTTTGACTACGATGCTATCGAAGCGAAGGAAGTTGCTTGTTACTCAGACGATGAAGAAGACTTAGAAGCATTTAGGAGAGGCTATGATATACACACAATTACATCATGCAAAATGTTGGGAGATCCTCTCCCACCTAATCTCGTTAACCCACATACTAGCCCAGAGTGCGAAGCGTGGCGTGAGGCACGCAACTGGAAAGGTAAAGACGACAGAAGAAGGGGCCTTGCGAAATGCCGTTATTGCGTTCTCTACGGGAAAGACCACAAGGCGGTTGAAGACTCTGCCTATGCTGCCCAATGGGTTAAACAAGGTGGTAACCGTGAAGAACTGGTTGAAGCTGCACGCCTTTTCCTCCTTTCCAAGCCGCAACTTGTCGCTTGCAAAAAGAAATGGTGGAAAATAGTAGCTAAGAAGTGCGAGGCCCGGACTGAGTTTGGTCGTAGGCGCAGGCTGTTTGGTGATGAGTGGGACAGAGCTAAGGAAGGTTGGAATCACATGATACAGGGTTGGGTCTCGGATGCTTTGAACATAGCGATACTGGATATACTTGAAGACGAGCGTTACCACCTCGTTTATCCTAAGCACGATGCCGCAATCATCTCTGTTCCCACCACGGTCTTGACTGATGAGGAGAAGCCCAGGACCATAGGCAAGTTCAAAGACATCGTTGAGAGAACGTGGGCGATCAACAAGCATGACTTTGTATCAACAGCCGGTTGGTCTATCCGCTGGCCTAACGGTGTGAAGGAGACAGCATAATGGAAATCAGAATGAGTGAAATTCCGTTGGTGAAGATAGCAGCCTTTGTCCTTACGGTCTGGTTTGGATACTTGATGGCTGAGACCTTTGTGATGGGTAGGTATCGCCGGGCTAGTTACACAGGTAAGGTAGAGAACGCCTTAAACCAGTGCAACGCAAAGCTAGGTAAGGCTCAGACGGCCCTGACTCAAGCACTGAGCAAAAAGGGGAAGTAACATGAACGATATTCAACGCAGAATACACCAGTACATAAAGGGTATTGAGGAAAGTAGGATTGATTGGAATAAGATCGTGGTGGCAATTTTACGTACTGACTTGAAATTCTCCGAGACCGAAATTCCCACTACGGATAGGCAAGTCTACTTCATGGTCAATCAACTAATTGACATTCTGAACTTGCAGCGCAACCAAAAAATGCACGGTATCCCGTATGAGTTTGCTGATCTTCTTTCAATGTCGATTGGTTATATGTCTGTGTATGGCAATCCTGCTTCTTTCATTTCCCATCGGGTAAAGATCAATTCCAAGGTTAAGGGAGAGAAAGAGATCGTTGAGAAATATGAAAAGAGGTACCACAAATACGGGAAGCTAACCATCGAGAAGCTTCTTGACATTTTGGACTTCCACAACGATGAAGACTACTTCAAGGAGTTGACCAGTGATAGCAAGTAAGGTTGCTTACGCTCTGTGCGCTGCTTACGTGGTCATCGGTGTCTTCTATCTGATAGAGGCAGACTGGGTTCACTTCAACCTGCATGATACTAGGACCTGGCCGTGGAAGCCTGTCTATTGGTTCTCTGCGGCCATGATAAATCTAAGCGTCACCAACATGGGGATGAGGTAACATGAATCATTACGTCATTACTGAGACAAGAAGGTTTGCGTTCGATGCAAAGACCTGGGCAGAGGCTAAGGCAATAGCAAAGGCAGGTAATGTCGGCTTACCGGATTTGGATAGCTGCTCCTTAGTGGAGCAAGAGACAGGCCGTGAGGAAGACCTATCTGAGTTCGATCCATTGGAGGCATAATGGGGAAGGTAGCCAAGACGCTCACTCTAGTCGTGTTTTCACCCTTGGGTGAATGGCCCGAGATAGAGAAACTTGAGAAGCAGGGTCACAAGATCATCCGTATCACTGAGGATGAAGCACAGGCCGACATAATCCTCGGCCCACGGTGCTGGTACATGACACCTTTGCACCGTAAGCACTTGACAGTGGCAATCAAACAGGCCAGACTGAGAAAGTATGGAGCAATATCCAAAAAGAAAAAGGCTGGTGATGACAGTGAAAAACCTACTGATGACGATAGCCCTGAGTCTTCTGGTTGCTAGTTGCTCTGTTGCACCTAGCGTGCAGATAGCACCCAGGTCTTATATCCAAGAGAACCTCCCTGCGCTTCTGACTGAGGAGAAGCGTCACGATCAGCTTAGGCAAATGGTGAAGGCCGCTTTGATGATGATGGCATTTGAGCGTGACGTTGACTATGCGGTGGAGATGCTCAACGGTATTGACGGTGAGTATTGGGTTTACTACTACGCTGCCCATACCTATCTTGCCAGTGGTGATGACGAGGCTTTCCAAGAGGCCTTGAAACTGATGAGAGCTAGGATGGATGAGGCCGAAGACTGGTTTGAGAAGTGGGTAAAGGAAGAGTCACAACCCGAGAAACCTAAAGAGTCGTCTGACTTTGATTTGTATTATCCAAAAGAACAAAGCTTATAATGTGCTTCGGACAATTTAGCGTGACCGATCCACGCTGCGGGGCTTTTAGCCTGATGGCTGACGGCCATAACGAGTGCTGGTGGTGTCAATACGTGATGACAGAGAAGGCCTGGTTTCAAACTCAAGAGATGCTGCAACACGAAGATAACTGTCCTATGCTACGAATGGGGAAGGAGCTATTGAATGGCAAGACCTAAAGTTCTCATCTGGGATTTAGAAACGGGAGGGGTCAACGCTTTCAAAGCAGACCTCGGATTCATTTTTAACTTCGGCTACAAGTGGTTGGGCAGCGAGCAGACGCACTGCATAAAGGTGTGTGACTTCCCCGGTTGGTGGTCACCCGAGACCGGAGTTGTTGACGGCCCTCTCATCGAAGCAGCTTTAAAGATAATGACGCAGGCCGATATGCTTGTAGCTCATTACGGTGACAAGTTTGACCGGCGATTCTTCCAGGGTCGCTGCGTCATCAATGGCATCAAGCCACCTCCTCCCACTATCCAACGTGACACCTGGCGCATAGCTCGTGGTGCCTTCTCATTCAGTTCTAATCGTCTGGGTAACCTTGCTAAGGCCCTTGGGTTGAAGCAGCAGAAGTATCAGAAGACTGCTAACGAGTGGCCCGGCTGGTGGATCAGAGGCATGGCCGGCCACATACCTTCTATCCGTGGCATGGCTAAATACTGCAAGCAGGACGTTAGGACTCTTGAGCAGGTTTACCTGAAGCTTAGAGTGTACGATAACTTCCAGCACCCCAAGCTGTTCGATAGCAGGGACGTTTGCGGATTATGTGGTGGTTCAGTGCATTACGCCGGGATACGGCGGTGCGTGACCCGGAGCTACAAGAGGTTTCGCTGCGTGGACTGTGGCCGGTGGGGAAAAGACAGTAAGGCTCTACCTTTATGATAGTTTTAATCTGCGGGTCAAGAACGTTCATTAACTACGATAGGATTTGTCGTAGGATCTCTGAACTTCCTGAAGACACCCTGGTCATTACGGGAGGAGCAGCAGGCGCAGATGTCTTAGCCAATGTCGCCGCACAGGAGCTAGGGTTAAGGACAAAGGTGTTCCCTGCCAAGTGGAGCATGTATGGTAAGAGTGCTGGCTTCAAGAGAAACCTGCAAATGCTTGATGAACACCCTGACCTCGTGATTGCCTTTCATAGGTACAATAGCAAGGGTACAGCACACACCATCAGGAACGCCAAGAAGATGGACATTCCCGTGGAGGTCATAGACTGGTGAGCCAGCAAGAAAAAGCCCCCACTCGGGTCCTGCCACACGATTGCGACTCCAAGTATCAGGACGAGAAGCATGGTAGGGGCCTCAGGGTCATGAATCTGAGGGTGAATGGCAGGGAGTATCGCTGCACAGTTTGTGGCCGAGTAAAGCTTGTATGAGCAACTGCGCCACTAAATTAGGTATGCCTTGCCCCCACACCGTAGGTAAGGTCAAACTCGTTGTTTAAACGAGGTTTCTAAAGGGTCTAACTGTGCGGAATCATTAAGTTGTAGTCACCTTCACGAACTCGTCTTCCCGGTGCCGCTCCCCGAAGGTCTCTTGATCCAATTCAATCTCAGTGGCCTCGGCCTCATTACCAATACCAGACCTCTGTAAATCAGCTATTCGATCTTCAGCATACTGTAGAGCAGATCCTATGGGTACGACACGGTGCCACTCTTGAGCCTTGATCCAAACGTAGTGGACAAGAATGTAGTCATCAGGAAAGAAAGGTACTGTAGCTGATGCTAGGGCTGCGGGAAGCTGGTAATAGAAGAGTATCCCTGTACGAGCCTTATCACTCTTGGGTCGAATCTCTATGGTTGTACCCTTCACAGAGTAAATGCGGGGTATTGACTCATGTGGGCTGCTAGATGTACCAAGAGGAACGTTTAAGAGTGTGCTCAATCCCCTCCGGGTCATCCTACCTTCGTCATCGTCCCAAAGAATACCGTTCCGATAGTCCAGAATAAAGTCAGAGGGAACTGAAAACGAGCTATCACCCTTCGACACTGAGATGGTGAAAGTCGTGATGTTGTTGGAAAACGGGAACCGTTTAGCAAACAGGTCAAGAGCTTCCTGTAACCAAGAGATAGATAGTGCTCCTGTAGCCAACACAGGGTTCGAGGGACGGTCCTTAGCGTCAAGGACGGCTGAGTCAGCCAGGTCCAACGCACGGTTGATGATGGTGTCTCGGTCTAGTCTGTTTATAGCCATGATTCACCCTATCACAGGTCAAGGATCTTTTCCACAGCGGCTTTGAGTTCACCTATATTGCTTGCTGCTCTAATTCCGGTTCTTGCCAAGTCCTTTGCAGAAGGCTTGGGAACGGGAGGGGCAGGATTATGTGAGGCAACTACCGCCGCAACTTTAGCCTCATCAGTATCCTTGGGAACCCAAAGGACGAGAGTATTGCCATCACCAGAAACGGTTGCCAAGGCTGTCCTGGGGTACAGTGCTGAAGGGTCAACGAAGACCCACTCAGGAAAAGCAGCGAAAAGTTCCTCAGTTATCTTAGTGACAAAATGGTCTTTAATAAAGGTTAATTTCTTTTCCATGTTACACCTTATCCGATCTTGTGCATTTGAAACTCAGGGGTGTATTCAGCATTTTTGACACTATTCAAGGCCCCTCCTGAACTTTGAAACAACAGTAACTCTACGTAGTCGGCGGCAGAAAGATCAAAGATGACGGCGACAAGCGGTACGGAAGCCGCATTTTGGTTGGTGTCATGTTCCACAACCGCAATGAACGTACTTCCATTTAATCTGATATTTATGCTGCGCCTACCGGTGCCATCTGTGTCAAAAGCAGCTTGACCGATAATAAGATATTTTCCTGCGGTGGTTGCTGTAAGCCTGGTGTTATTTGTAACGTTGTCGTGCATCGTATCAGTATCGTAACGCTCTGTATCAAAATTAATGGCCGTAACTGTTGCGTTTGGTATTGATTGAAGTCCAGCGTCAGTAACTTTAACGCCTATGTCTAGCAAAGCGTGAACGTGATCTAGCCGAGGTACGCTGTTACTTGCACCCGGAGCGTTGGCTGCTCCCACGGCAACCGGTGTACCAGTGGGCGCAGTGTGTTTGTGGTCACTTCGGGCCGGGGTCGTTGCTGCGCCATCTGCCTCAGCAGCCAGGTCAACATCGACTGGGTAGCCAGCAGCGGGAGCAGGAAAAGAGTGTTGATGATCCACACGGCTATGGCCTGAACCAGTACCTTCTGAAGCGGCATCACCTATATCTATGGCGGCTGAAGGTGTTGCAAACCCACCTCCTCCGACCTTGGTGTTTCCGTCTGTGTCGATGATCTTGAAGCCAGTAGTGTCAGTGTAAATGAGAGTCTCGTCAGCAAGCATGATGACCTTGAGGATCTCTCGCTTCGTGCCGTTGTCATCTAACTGAAGTGTGACGGTGGCAGTAGCAGTGTCAGAGTTCCTTATGGTCATGGCCTTAACCATTCTCTTGGCACGTTCCTCGGGAGCGTCAAGAATGGTGACCTCAGTGGTACCATTGGAGACAGAGTGCTGCAAGGTTGGAAAGAAGGTAGAGGCCTCACCGTCAATGAACTGAACTATTACAGGCAGTTCGTTGGTGGTCACGGCACCACCTAGCTTGATCTCAAGGGTATGATTTACGGTATCTAAGAGCATGGATTACTTTACCTCATCCCACTTGATTTTCCAACCCACCAGTCGAAGCTTGTTCAACACTAGCTGGCGAGCCTGACACGTAGAACAAGGCGGAATACCAAGAGCAGTGGTAAGTTTAGCCACTAGGTCACCAACACCTATGCCTCTAAAGTCAGCTATTCTATGAAGCCTCTCATTATCTTTCTCCCACTCCTCATATTTGTTACCCTTAACTCTAACTTCACCGGGCAACCTCCTGTAAGTAGTGTTCTCGGGAATCTCTCTGATACTTCCATCTGGTGATTTTAGTCTAATCATTATAATACTCCAATCGTTACGCTAACCTCTTGACCAAGAGCATCAGTCACGGTTAGTGTTTCACCATCGAACTGAACCCCGCAAGGAAGACAACCAGCATCTATCATGGCCTGCGTTCTAATGTCGTTGGGACCGCAAGCTGCACATCTAGCTGTCCGAAGAAGAGTACAAATACTTCCTCCTACTCCATCCACGCATTGACATATATCGGCACAACCACTGGGCGAGCAATCCGTACTGCGGCAACAACAATGAATCCTGCTAAGAGCAACCGGGCAATTACAGGTTCCTCCGATACCGCAACTCTCAAATTCATCCTCGCAGCCGTACCTTATTGTGACAGGAGTATCGCAGCTTCCTCCTATACCATTACAACGAATAGGATTATCTGAAACAACACCCGACCCGCACCAAGCGTAAGCTTCGCCGGCTACGGTAGCAGAAGCGGCAGGGGTGATTGTTGCTGTGTCATTGTTAGAACCGTTCTGAACCAAAGTGCCGGGACCTGTTAACTCCCAGGTGTAAGGAGGTTGCCCACCGGAAGCGGTAAAGATCAATTCCTTGTCTCCTGCTTCAACACAATCCATCTCGGTGTCACCAGAGATAGCTAATGGAGGTCCCGGTCCTACACCACCTCCACCTCCTCCTGCGGGTACCTGTCCAAGAAGCTCTTCTCCTTGACCTCCACCGAACCCACCACTTATAACTCCCTGAGACCTGAAGTTGAATAGGTCAAACTTAAAACCGAACCTGTTGAATGTCGTGAACTGTTCTTTCAGAGTGCCTCTGCTTTTACAGTAGTCCACTATCTGAGATGTGTTACTGTCCAAGGGAATCTCTATCAGTATGGGATCACCATTGATGTACTCACCAGTGCTACGTGCTCTCCAACAGTACCAAAGAAGTTGGATCTCACCTGGGGTATAGGCACCGTCTAGTTTAATAGGGGGTAAGGGTCTGCAAAGTCTGGAAGCTTGTATTGATGCACACCCACCCGGAGGACAAGCCATATTACACCTGCTCTTGGGATCTTATTATTGCGCCACGGTATCTAATGGTGTCAGTGCTATCCCACTCAAGACGTAGGGCAAAGAACCTGCCACGTGCATCGAAGCCCACGACCTCTCTAACTGGGGTCTTGGTGAGGTCAACGGACTGGGTAGGGGTAAGGGTTCCTGCCACTGTATCAAGCACGTTGGAGGTAGCGACTCTAACCAGAACGGTACCGTGACCAGCAAGCCTTTCAAGGAAGGGTTCTACGTTTAGAATCCTGGCTGTTTCCCCATCGTGTAAGGGTTGCAGCCCAGTCTGAATGTGACTGTCTATCTGTGTACCATTGTCATCAGTACCATCTAAGGTATAAGACTTCTCAGCGGCACTGGTAGAGGTGAAAACAACTGGGACTTTGTTGTTGTCTCTGACAATGGTAACTCCCGCACTGATGCCGTCAGCCGTCTGTCCAACAAAGCAAGCGTAATGAGGCAGGCCAAACTTAGGCTGTGGTAGCCTGATGATGAGCAAGCCCTTTGCTTCTCCTGAGTCTTGTGTTCTGACATAGTGAAACCAGACCTCCTCTTCTCGTTTGTGATACTCTCCCCGGATACGACCCGGAGCAGTTTCGTCTATCTCATCTTTAATAGTCTGCCAGGCACCGTCAGCGATCCAGTCATGAGTAACACCAGTGAACATAGCCACACGACCATGCTCCGTCATATAAAGATCAGCACCTCTGATCCTTACGATAGAGGCGGCGTTAGCGGGACCGTCAAAGTCGCCGGCCTTGTCAAAGCAAAAGGCCTGAGCACCTGTGGCACCAGTGGCCTGTCCGATCCAGATAGAGTCTCTCTTATATACGATAGCCCCAATCCTACCAAGGACTGTGATGCCTACTGTGTGTGCAGGAGACTCAGACAAGAAGCGTTGATTCAACGCAGGCCAGCTACCATCAGCTAAAGGGTCACCCCACCTGATCTCGTGAGCACCTACGAGGCCGACCAGACGGCTTGCGGTACTGATGAGGTCCTTGAATGTGGGAGGGGAGCCACCGACTGTGCTGATTGAACCATCACCGGTCTTCCAAGTCTGAAGGGCTACAGCATCATTACAAATGTATGCATGAGTAACAGCAGGATTGCCGAATACCAACTGAGCGATCCGGGCAGGCTTGTCGGCAGAACCGCCAAGAGTACCACTACGATCAGTCCATGTAGTAAAATCATAAGTCCATACCTTTCCTAGTGAAGCTGCTATGATGAGGGCAACCTCGGCAGTGGTGTAGTGCATGACTGCACCTGTAACCTGTGAGTCGAAGATTTGTGCGCCTGCGTCAAGCGCAGCATACCCAGGCCGGCCAAGAAGCTTACCACCTCTGACAGTGACGTTCTTAGTTTCAAACAGACCATCAAGAGGAATGGAGATGTCGTTGATACCGGCGACTAAGCCCCGGATGGGAAGTTCAAAAGTTATGGTCTTCTGTTCTTCTCTACGCCGTGCGCCCTTAGCCATGATTACTCCTTGTCTTCCAGTTTGTTAAGTCTAGCTTCGATCTTAGTGAGGTGGTTGGTCTCTATCCTAGTGACAGTTTCCCAAAGTTTAGCATTGCCCTCTCGCCATAGCTTAAAGGTCTTCCACGTGAAGATGTAGGAACCACCTATAGCAGCTATGAGAATACCCAAGAGCCACTCTATCGAAAGGGTAATAGGTGTAGAGGAAGCCGCAACAGCAGAGGTTAATTGTGCCTCGGCTAACATTACTGCACCTCTCCTGCAAAGGGACTTGAGAGCAATCGGTTGGCAGCTATAGCGGTTCCTCTGCCTACTACACCAGGCCTACCAAACAGTTTCTCAGAACCAGGGAACACGGACCTCTTGAAGCCCCTGACTGCGGCACCCGGAGGAGCCGTGAGAGGAGCACCACGAGAGAAAAACCCTGCGATCACCTGACCGGGCTGGTCAACCTGCGCCGTGCCTGCGCCACGAAAGAAGGCTTGCTGAAACAGTTGGTCAGTCTCCTCATCAATACCGGAGCCGGCAGGCTTCGCACGAAGGTTTAGGAACCTCTTTTGAAGGTTACCAAGGTTGATACGTCCTGTCTCCTTGGAGATAACCTCATCAACACCAGGCTCGAACAACCTGATGACAGACTGAGACCGCCTGAACTCCTTTCTGGCTATATCATAGGCTTGCTGGATCTGAGGCCTGATAGACTCTGCTGCTTTAATACCAGCGTCTTGTTCTACTGCCGCTGCTCCCACACCTCTGAAGGGTGTGAAGGCTGAAGGCCTTTCGGTACCTTCTGTTATGGGACGGTCCAGAGCATTGAAGACTTCCTCAATGAGGTTGTCACGTTCAATCAAACCGATCTTTGCAGACTCACTGAGTTTAACTCCGGGTACGAGTTTGAACCCACGCTTGGAGATAGCAGAGAAAGCCTCTTTGATGGTCACAGGATCATCACCCAACGAAGGAACAGACAGTCTCAAGTCACCGGCTACCTTCTCGATCTCTTTCATTCGGCTCCTGAAGTTCTCACCAGCCGTTTTGGAAAGCGAACCCGTAACGTTCTTGGCCTCGAATAGATCACGAAGCTTCGAAGTGCTGAGGTTTCTCAGTTGGCCTTTAGGTGCGCCTATCTTAGTAGCTACGTTCTCAGGCAGTATGTCCTGAATGGCATCAAGGACCTTTGGTTTGTCGAACTTCTCAAGGGTTTTAGCGCCAAAGAATTGCTTTTGAATGGCACCTCTACCGGCTCCGATCACCTCGGGAATGGCACCGAGAGCGGCACCTCTGACAGCAGCAGGTCCCACAGGCTCACCAGTTGCGGCAGCACCGGTGGCTGCAAGAGTGGCCGGGACAGCGGCCCGAGTCATTCTCTCAGCGAACTTAGTCAATTTGATACCTAGCTTGGTAACGATCCTAGGACCTGTACCTGAAAGGCCTGTACCTATGTCTGCAAGCAGTTCAGGAGCGGAGCGAGGAAGTATCAAGTCGGCAGCGACACGACCACCAGGGATGACCTTGCCAGCAGCAGCAACAATCTTCTCACGGATACCCTTAGCGAATTGGGAAGCGGCCTGCTCGGGAGTCTCCACGAAAGCCTTGGTTGTAACTTTGAAGCCAGCAGGTGCGGGTCTCTTCTTGTCACGAAGATCCTTAGCTACCTGTTGGTAAAAGCCAAGGGAGTGAGGAGTCTTGTCAAAGAATGTGTAGACGATGCCACTCTTAGCGTCTGTGATGGTAGCGTTCTTGCTAAGATGTTGGGACATTAGATGTCACCCCTTAAACCTTCATCAGGTATCTTACCGAGTGCCTTCAGAAATCTCTGCTTCCTATCTGGGTCGAGGGGATCTCCAAAGCGGAACTGAGGTACTTTTAGCTCAGGCTCACCGAAGAGTCTCAATCTGCCGTTCTCAAAGATCCTTTGCAGTCTTTCAAGCCCGGCAGCTACAACATCACGAGTTTGAACAACACCCAGAAACGAGGTCTCTGCGGCCAACTCAGCATCCTTATCTGAAATCCTGGCATCGTTACCAAAGGCACGAGCGAACTGGAACATGAACGCCCCCTGACTCATCCACAACGCTGCGTCTGCGTTGGTACGTGCAAGGTCTTGAAGAGTGATCTGACCCGCTCTAAACGCTGCGACTCTGGGATCAGTGGTAGTAAATAGCCTAGTGGCAACTGCCTTCATTTCTCCAAGGGTGCTAAGAGCAGAGTTGATGCTCTGAACAAAGTCTTTGTCCTTACTGTTCAAGAACAACCCGGACTTCAAAGCTACTCCCTGTGCAGTGTCACGTGGAAGTGCTTTGAGTCTGCCAGTAGATAAAGCGAGTTCCTTATCGTAGTAGTTGGTTGCGCCTGTTACGACACCCTTCATAAGCCCAAGGGGTTCCTTGCTGGAAGCGAGAAGACTCATACCTTCGTCACGTTCAACACGGTTCTCCATCAAAGACCTGGCCTTTTCAAGTTTGGTTCTGGCTAGATCCTGAAGAACGGGGTCACCTGAAACCAAGTCACGTTGCAGCCCTTTGGGAGTGTCACCCAACTCGATGAGGGTTTCTTGAAGCTTGGTGTCAAAGACGGCTCTACTGGGTAGGTCTTCGTTGATGATGGCTCTCATATCCTTGATGTCTTCACGCTCGAAGCCCATAGCCCGAAGCTTGATGAAAGTGGTGATGTCTATGTGAGGTACGTTACGGCTTTGCCTTACCTCACGATCAGTAACTTGCAAAGCACGTGGAAGTCCGACACCTCCTGCTCTCAATTCCTCAAAGCGTGCTCTACCACCACCGGGAACGAGTGCAAGGCTCTCAGGAGAACCCCCTTCACCCGTAAACACAGTAGAAGGTCTACCGGCAGGTTCCCTGATCTTGAGAGTTTCGAGCAGCTTCATAGCTGCGGGACGAGCGGCTGCGGGGATACTATCAAAGTTATCCCCAAGAAGCTTCTCAGCACCGGTGAAGTCTTTGTCTTTAATGAGAGTGCTTAATCGAAACTGCGCTGCGCTGAGTTGGTTCGCACCAGGCTCAGTACCAGTACCGGGAGCACCAGCTAATTTTAGAACTGAGGGTCCAGTATGTAATGACATAATTACACCTTACGAGACAGAGATGCTACCCCCAGGTGACCGCAGAATAGTACCTGACCGCAACGGTCCAGTAAAGCCACCTGCCCTGAGAACTCCTGCGCCACCTGTACCAGTACCAGCAAGAGGAGCAGGACCACCAACACGTTCTCTAAAAGCTGTCTGTTCAACTAGCCTCGAAGTGGGAGTACCACCTAAAGCAACACCGCCACCATTTACAGGGAAGGCTGATCCTGTTCTACCTCTTACTCCACCCGGAAAGAGGGAAGGAATACCCGAGGTACCTCCACCACCGGCTCTACGTGCAAGGCTGGCATTGATAGTGGCCTGGTTAGTACGAATACCTGCGAGGTCACGTAGGCTTTGCAGTCTGAGACTGGCTCGTTGCAGATTTTCATTTGCTCCAAGCCTGGCTCTGTCTAGGTTGAGTCCTGCGGTCTGTTGTCCCTGGTTAACTTTGCTCAACACAGCACTGAAGATGTCTTGGTCCTTACCAATGTTACGTTGTATCCGGGCTTCCTCCAACAGAGCCTTGAACTGGTTGGCTGCGCCCTGCTGTCTGCTGGCCTCAGTCACAATGGGGAGAGCTATTCCAGCACCGGCTTGGGCCGTAGCTTCGACAGCGGCTTGGGGTCCAAACCCACCAGCTATCGATTGAGCTAGGTTAGAAGGGCCGACAATTTGACTTATGAACTTTTTGGCAGCATCAAGTCTTTCTGTAGGGTCAGCAGCTTTGAACAAACCTGCGAGGGCTTCTCTCTGCTCGGGTGTGGTTGCTGTCTCACGGGCTTCCACACGGCTGATGGCCTCATTTAACTGTTGCAGGAACGGAACCTCTTGAGGTTGAAACTCAGTATCGAAAGGTGACTCCGAAAGGGTAGCTAACTCTTGAGGTATAGCCTTTTCAAGATCGACAACGCTTGTTCTACGGGCCGAAGTACCTATTCTTGAGAGTAGGTCTCTTATATTACCCGAAGTGCGATCCCCAACTCCTATGCGGTTAGTATGTGGCAATCAAATCACTCTCCCAACGGTTTGAACATAATGTATTTTGTCGTTGTGAATCCATACTTCTTAGCCCACTTGGGATCTGCCCGGCGAGCTATGAGGTTTATACCTGGGATATGGTTCAGTTCTGACACGGTTGAATTATAGCCCTTTAACCATTTCTCTACAAGGGCCACAAACTCCCCTATAGTATCACCTTTCGTAGGCTCATCTACACGGGGCTGGAACATGAAAAGACTACCACTCTCAACAGCGGCTATGGCATAGCCCTTGACCACACCCTTGTCATCGAGGGCCGCATGAAAGACCACTCCGGGGTCAGCGGCCCAGATACGGGACATCAAGACTAGAATGTCGTCCAGAGGCTCACCATGCTCGTGAGCCTGCTTGATAAGCCTCTGGGCTATTTCAGCCACTATGAAACCACCCGCACGTGTGTACGGATCTACTTTGTAAATCTTGACTGAAATCATAACGACTCCTTAGTGACTGGTTGGTTTTGGGGGCTTCTTGTCACCCTTACCTTCAAGCTTCTTCTCTTCCTCAGCAAGGTGAGCCAACTGAGCCTCACGCTCTGCATCCCTCTGTTTCATGATGTTACTTATGTCCGACTTGGGTGCTTGGCCCATTAGGACTTCACAAACATGGTGAACAGCCATCTGAGCAGCAGGCTCAAGCTGTTTGACTAGGTGATTCGATGCAAGAATCCGCTGGTTCATTTCGAACAACCTGTCATCACACAGGTCGAAGTATGGTTGGAGAGTTTCCAGTAAGGGCTTGCCCTTCTCAGTAGTTTCCCATCTATCCTTGTGAGTAGCATCCGGTGGATGAGCAATTTGAACATCGGGATCTGGGATGAACTCACCCTCGATGGAAAGCTGCTCTCCCTCTGCGGTTACCTTGATTACAGTGATCTTAGCCATAACACCTCCTTGTTAATTGGTTTTACCTGACACTCTACCTATGCCTGCATACTCCCCGAGTGAGTAGTCAAAAGTCTCGGGCGGCACTTCAATAACACTATGCGCTCCGGTGGGACCAACGCCGCCTATAAGAGCAGCCCTGGTACCATGAAGTTTCCTTTCTTCTTCAACTTGTGCTTGTTCTTCACGGACAAACTGTTGAGCAAGTACACGAGGCAACGTGACGATGCCCGGCCCGTAGCGCATCCCATTAACATAGTGAGACATATACAGACCCACTTTCATATTAGGCTCTCGGGACTTCCTATCACGTTTTAGCTGCGCTGACTTCTTAGCCCTGAGTTCAGGACTGATCTTGCGCTTGGCGTAACGATGCTTGCGGGGCTTTTTACTTAGGGGCTTTTTTCTCATGAGATTCTGCCTTTCTAACTTCGAGAACTTTACTGCCATCAGGGGCTTCTACAACACCAAGAACCTCAAACCTAGGAGCTAGTTGAGCTATGTGCTGCAAAAAGTTACCGCTTAGAAGAATTATGTCGCCTTCAAAAATTAGTGGTTTTCGTTTAAAAGCCACGGCTATACTCCGATAGTGGGTAAAGGAGGGCAGAGATGCCAGTTCCAATGAGCACCGCTGTTACCAAGGTGCCAAGGATTAGAAGGATAATACCAAACGTCTTGAGTATGTCGATAAACACTTTCATCTCCCTTGAAATGAGGTCACTCCTGACAGCGTGATTGAGACAAGCTGGCAGGGTGGTCTCACTTGGTTATGCTGGCAGTTGGGCGGAGAAGGTAGAAGCCGATTCCAGTCTCACGAAGTAGTTATTATCAATGATAAAAGACTTCCACATGATCTTAGAACCGATCTTTCTTCCTTGCGCTAGAGGATTGCTAAACGAAGCCCCTGGAGGAGTTATAAAACTCTGCAAGGACATACCGTTTAGTTCGACTCTGCCGAAAGCATCCACACCGAATATCCACGCTACGAACACCTCTCGGGTATCCGCAGGGGCAGCAGGAGCTACGACACCAGTTCCCTTGCCAGTTACGCTAACAACAGCCGAAGCTGCGTTACGGGCTGAGAACAGGGTCATCGTACCGGCTGCGCCACCGTCACAATATACGTCATAGACGAAATTGACAGACGAGGGAAGGGTCACATCAACGTTATCAGACACAGCCGCTATCGTGATAGCCGCCGAAGTCTGCGAGATGAGCCTTTCATAGTCACTCGTGATGTCACGAGCAACCACGACAATCAGGGGTGAGGTGCCTGCAAACGTCCCATCCGAAGGCGCAGCGTTAGCCACGGCCTTTGACTTGGAAGCGTTAGCAGCGGTCCCATCGGGAGCCGCCACACCCTTGAATATAGGCATGAAGTTACCTCGTGACCACCGGACTCCCATCCAGGTACCAATTTCTCCGAACTGCAACGCTTTAACGTTGGCGAAGTTACTGGCATCCTTGAAAGTCTGGTCAGACCCGAGAATATCTCCTTCCTGAGCCGGCGATAGAACACCGCCGAACAATCCTCCTTCACTCTCTCCTGCACCATTGGTACGAAGCTGCGTAGTTGCCTTCAACACGGCAGCGGTATCTACCCTATCGGCAGAACCAATACCTGTACGAGCGGTAACCGTACCTGGGTACACAACTGAAGTTCCAGCAAGCAGCGTGACTGCCATCTCTCTTTCAAGGACCTCGGCCATAGCCAAGGCAGTTCTCGAAACAGCGACATTCAGTGCAGGATGCTTTGTGGTTATCATAACCACATCAGTCAGAAGCACCACGATACCCCACTGCTCTGTGGTAACGTCCACGTTTTCGATGGACAGTGCCACTGCGGTAGGAGCGGTACCCTCTGTCAGTGGAGTCGTAGGCAAATTGAGCCGCTTGTGACGGACAATTCGCAGGGTAAGACCCATACGCTGAATCAGTTGGTACTTCGTAGCGTGTCTACCAATGCGAAGATTCTTCTCGGCCAACTTGAAGGTCTGCCGAGCGATCCACACATTAGGAGCATCAGTTGATAGAGTGCTAAATGAAGTTGTTGCCATTTTATTTTTCTACACCTTCCTTTCTGGATTAAGTGAGACCCCCACGCCCTTGCGTGACAAGCCCACACTGCTCAAACACGGCTGCTTGTCTCATGCAACCGTACTGCGGGGCTTGCTAAGGCGTAGAGCGGAAACCCTTATCCAAGGGGTGCCTACTCTACTTAGAACTGAGCGTTCTCGACAACCTTATTCAGGTCATCGTCAGAACTATCTTCGTCTACTTTAGGAGACTCTAACACAGGGCGGCCACCGGAGTCAACCGTTGTTGAGTGTTCAGCCTCCTCAGCAGTCTTTTTATCTGCGTTCACTTTTTCCTCATGAAACTTTTCAAAGTTCTTTCCCTTGAACCACTCGAAAAGAGCGGCCCGAGTGAAGGGACGGCCTTGATCCATCATATCCTTGAAGGATGCTTCAAGGGCATCAGTGTGTTTTACGGCCTCGGGATGGGTAGCGTAGAACACGGCTGCGTCCTGAGCACCTTCGGCAATCAGGGTAGCCTTGTCGATCTTGGGGGCCGTAACCTGATCCAGAGCATTGAGCAAAGGATCTGCCTCGCCAGCTTGGGTAGCAGGCTTAGGGTGACCATCATCGGTTGCAGTGGGAGCCGGCTCCGCATTAGCAACGAACTCTGTGAGAGTCTCTGACATTAACTCTTTAAGGCCAACGATGTCTGCGGCCTTGATTTCGGGAGCGGGGCCTGCAACCTTGACGGCAGCGGCCTTGTCTTCTTTGGAAAGAGCGTCAAACTGCTCTTGACTAATCTCTTTCCCATCTTTATCCTTCGGCATAGAACCTCCTTTGGAACTTAATTTTTACTTTCCACCTTTGCGGATCTGACTCTTGAGCCTAGCCTTTTGTTCGTCTGTGAGAGGCAAAGCGTCAATCTCAGCTTTAGCGTTATCAACCACTGAGGCAGGGCGCAGGTAGTTGATGTACTTCCTAACGATGGTCTCGAAGACTTCCTGAGGGGTCATCACTGCATTGGGATCAGCGTTTTCATGCCCATCCCTACCCGCATACTCAAGGATAGTCACTTCCTCATCAGTCAAGCTGATGGTGAAGTCCACTGCCAAGACCTGTATAGGTATGCTGAGAAACAAAGCGAATAGAATTGCGATAAGCGTTTTCATGTTTCCTCCTTTTTTAACCATTCACCGATCTGCTCACTTCGAGCCAATAGGTTCCATTGTAAAACAATACGACACTCGTGTTGACCGCTCCCGCAAGAGAGGCAGTCATGGAAAAGGCATCAGCCGCCGTAGCATCAGGGTCATCGTTGAGCGTACATTCGGTGTCAGAGTGTTCTATGTGTAGATACTGACCCAGAACACCACCAGTGATCGTGTCGATGGTCTCGGTACCCGTGCAAGCCAGGATCACATGGTTTGTGGTAACGGCAAAGGTGGTGGCTCCGTCAACCGTGGCCGTGGGGATGGCAGTCGTAAGCGTTTGCCCGGTGATGGTAACATCGTCTGTGACCGTGATGGCATCTACGAAGAGGTTTGCCCATCGAACCCCGGTAGTCCCGAGGTCATCTGTGCTGTCAGTGTCAGAAACAAGATTTGCACCCATTGTGAGTATGCCTGTGATGCTGGCAGTTCCCGTGAGTACGCTGTTGCCGTTGGTTGTAAGCCCACCATTGAGCCAAAGGTCTCCGTCTTCTTTCACTAGCATCTGAGTGCTGGTCCCATCTCTGACAGCTAAGAGGTTACCGGTAATGCCTGCTGCGGCAAGAGACTCACGGCTGGTCCCATCGTCATCCACGTAGGCAGAAAGCATTATGAGACCGATACCTGAGGTGGAGGTAGTATCGTTGACAGAGGTATCAAGCGCACTAGCGTTAATGGCAAACGCTGTAGGATCTGAAGCATCATCCGAGAAACCACCAAGGAGTGCTCCACCACCGGCACCGTCAAACTCTCTGATTCTCAGAATGGTTGAGGTAGGAGTGATGGTAGTCATCCCGTGGGCCATATCAGTGGAGTCTTCTAGCACATAGGCATCATCGTCAGCCGCCGAGAGGTTGACTATCATTCCGAAGGTTATGCTCGTGGGGTCTCCGTTTTGCTCAATGGTGAATTTGCTGGTTGTGGGACTAGACCTGAAAGTGTAAGCAGTACCACCAGCAGAATCCTGAAATCTGGTAGAAGTAGCTGCCATACGGAAATCAAGGAAGCTACTGGCAGCAGCGTGTATTGAGCCGTCACCTGTACCGTCACCGAACTTAATTCCCACATTATTCCCAGACAGGTGGATAGCACCTATATCTGCTGCGGTGAAAGTGTTGACTGCTGTGAAAGTCTGGGCGGCTCCGAGATAAGCAAAGTTGTCGTCAGTGACGGCAGTGTCAAATTCTGCTGCGGTACCAGTAAATGCGTTGCCTGTACCTCCAAGGGCATAGGTCTTATTGGTGAGGGTGTCTGCGGTGGCTGCTCCGATACCTCCTATAGAGGTAAGGGCCACAGAGGGCGTTTCGTAAGCGAAGACTCCTGCTCCGGTAGCGACAATGAACTGTCCATCTGAAGCGGGTGCTCCGAGAGCACCCAGGTCGTCAAGGGAAATAGCAAATGCTTGGACATCACTGCCTATGGCAACTCCCAAGTTGGTTCTAGCGGCACTGGCTCCGGTGGCGTTTGTTCCCCCACTACCTATGGGAACAAGTGATTCTATATCGGTAACCATGTTAATCTTACCCCTGGTTATCACTTGTCCCGAGATGGTGATGTAATCAGGAGTGCCGGCAAGGGTGACATCAGTGGAGTTATCGGTACCGGCTGCGTCCACGCCTATAGAAGTTCTCAGCGTGGCACCACTCTCTGTCACAAAATTGGCACCATCTCCAACTATCAAAAGTCCGTCAGTGACGGCTAGGCCTGCGACATCTGTTAACTGAGCATCGAAGGCTTGAACGTCTGTGCCAATGGCGACCCCTATAGAGGTGCGGAGTGTTGCACCGCTTTCGATAACCGGATCTGTGGTACCGTTACCGACAATCATTTCGCTATCGGCAAGGACCCCCAGAGCGGTGATCGGATCAGTACCAGAACCGAGTAGGACTCCACCATCAGTAAGCGTGGAAGGAACGAGAGCACTACCACCACCACTAGAGGGAACAGATTGTGAATATGCGACCCCGCCGATTCCAAGTAGGAGGGCGAGAGCGTAAGCTATAAACTTCTTCATGGGTTAAGACCTTCCGTAGTAATTGACGTTGATTAGGGAGTCGGTTCCCCCATCACGGATGAACTTTATTCTGTCCAGTGCCTTAGTACAGACCACTAGAGAGGCATCCTGTTTCAGCAGGGTTCCCACGGATGCAGTGGGGTCTGTGCTATCATCTCGATAGCGAAGGTCTGCATCTTCAACAACCACAACGGCTAACTCAGAGCCACGAGGTACCGTGAGAGCAACGGCGGTGGTTGAGACAGTGATTTGTTCAAAGCCGGCTAGGGGATGAAGGATCGTGTCGAGGCCTGGGCAGGTACCCGCTTGGACACCAAAACCCCCGCCTAGAAACGTCAAGGCGAAAACGAGAGCTAAAATTAAAGTCTTCATGGTTTTCATGTTACTGCAAACTTCCTTTCAGTTCAAGGGTCGGACTTGCCGTGGTAGTCTGGGTTGAATCAGACTTAGGTTTGATGTCCGAGGTGGTGGTATAAGTCGTTTCAATGGGTGCGTTCTGAGTCACGCTCGGGCAGACCACCTCACCATTGTCATCCTTCAGGCAATCACCGGAGAATATGCCATTGTTCACGATCTTATAGATGTTGATTACCGGGCTATTGGCATTGGGAGTGGCACAACCGGAAGCGAAAAAGCAGGCCAAAGCGAGTGCGGCTAGTACGTTCATATTAGTCTCTCAGATCCCTTCCTATCTGCAAGAGGAGTTCAGCAGCCAAAGGGCCACACTCTGCTTTGAACTTCTCCCCATCTTCGTGTGAAATCTCTTTGAGAAGGTAAGCTTTGAAGGCCAGCGAGATAACTCCGTCTACGTCTTCCGAGAGGAGTTCTTGTCTGCCTTCCAAAGCACCAACTAGGTAGGTGGTACATTGAGCAACGGCAGGTTTGCCATACTTCTCTGCCATCTCGCTTACCCTCACGAGGTCTCTTGTTACGAGTTTGTTAACAATCCTGTTTGGCAAAGTTAAAGAGGCGCAACTCGACAAAAAGAACAACGAAAATAAAAGTGATACTGTTTTAATCATTAGACATCTCCCATAAATTCTATCTGCTCTAAAAGCTGAGTGTGAAATGGTCGGTGCAGATAGTAGCGGTCCATAAATTGATCGTGTTTCCAATCTGTCTTATAACTCATAACCCTAGGGTGTGCAACCTTCGGACCGAATAAACCTTGCTTGCCCCAGTGGGCTTTGCCTATCATCTCGTCCTGTCGAGACCAATAGACAAAGACCGCATTAAATTGGTCGTTGTACTTGTGCCAGTCAAAATACTCGTCCATAGCCCCCATCATCAGGATTACATTGTGGAAAACGAAGCCTCGTTTAAACGCAGCTTCTACTATGGTAGCACCGAGGGAGTGGGCGAAGATGCTGAACTTTGCATCCGGGTCCCACTCCTTCAAGCGTGATTGCATCCGAAACAGAGCATCCACCTCTCGGTTAACGATCTTGTTCCGGTAGCGGTTAGAGGCCCACACCTTCCAACCAGACACCTTCCCGTACATCTCTGGGAAGAGTTCAACGTCAGTTCTTTGGTACGAGTCGATCACGAAATCGTCAACCCAACTCACAACGGCTGGATCGTATTCGATTCCGTGAAGGACTACGCAAAGATGCCTGTTATGACCGTAAGCAGATTTTGGCATATCTTCTTCCCATTTCTGCGTGTAACCAGTTGTGATAGGACAAAGTACAAATAAGCAAGTTACTGTTTCTGTTATCTGAAGGGTCTGTGTTCACGTGATGAACAATCTCATTTCTTTTTAAAACCCGACCTAGGACCCTTTCACCAATAACCCGATGCAGACCTTTGTATCTTCCTTCAACACGAAACATCTTATACCCATCGGGAGTAGTATAAATGCTGCCATCTTTGTTTCCTCTTGTCTTATAACAAGATCCACAAAGTTTGGCTTCAGAACTTTGAGCAAAATGACCACAAGAGGCCAAGTAACGATGTTGCCCCGCATAAGCAGGGTGCTTCGTTACAAATTGGCCTCTTTGGTCTCTTACGTGTTCGACCATTGCTATTCCTTATGCAGGTCTAGCTGTGGACACACCGGCCTCAGTCTTGTTGGCAACCCAAAGGATACCAGACGCAACGACCAACTCGGCAACGGCATTCGTGGCGATTGCATACGCATTGTCGTGAAACAATCCCGTAGAACCTGCCTGAGCAACGTCAACGATGCTGGCTGTCGGAACGGTACCATCTTCTAGGTTGTCATGCGAGCAGTGTTTTACCACTAGGTTTCTCACTCCACCACCAGTCGCACCACCAATATCCTTCGACAGGATATGAGTAGCCGTGATGTTATGGAAATGAACCCCTAGAATAAAAATCTGCGTGTTAAAGCCTGTACTGTCTGCGAACTCAACACCGACTCCACCCCAGGCGATTTCTCCACCCACGATGTAAAGGTCACCAGCACCAACGAGTTCCAGAACAGGGTTAGAACCCTCACCGCCTCGTAAGAGACAGCCGTAGATTCGAACACCTAGAACAGCGTCAGTAACCTGCAACCCATAGTCAGCACCGGAATCCCCTTCAATCCTGAGATTTTCGAGGATTACGTCATTCGCTGTGATCTTCATAGCCTCAACATTTGACGCAGGCGTGATCCCTACGGCACCATCGGCACCTAGGCCTATGATATGCAGGTCTTCCTTACTAACGTCAATTTCCGCTTCGGCGTAGTCGCCAGGTCTTGCTAGAACCCGGTCTCCACGACCAGCGGTAGCCAAAGCTATGACACGGGTAAACGTCTTCACCGCAGCGTCCCAAGACAGGCCATCGAAATCATCGTTGCCGTCTGTTCTCACAAAACGGTCAACACCGGTTCTCGTAGCGATACCGGCGAGTTCAACGGGGCCATCATCAGGATGCGGGAAAACAGCTACCTTAGCGCCACGAGAACGAATAACGGTCTGCAAACGACCCGAACTCGGACTAACTTCAGTTCCTATACCAAACATAGATTTTTACCTCCTTTAGAATTTGTCGATCTCTTCAGTGATCTTGTCCTTGAGTTTTTGCTTTAGCTCGTCCCTGATCTCTTCTTTCTTGTCACGTATTGTGGTGCAGGACACGAGCAAAGCGGCCAACCAGAACATGAACATTTTGAGCAACATGATGAAAGTTTAACATTGTGAGTAAAAGAGTCAAGTCCTACTCAAATTCTTGGATGGCTAAATCTGAAGAAGCGATCTCAGCGATAGCAGTGATAGCCCCCACAGTAAGGGTACTCTCATCACTCGTCCAAGTACCCCCAGGGAAAAGGGTTATTCCCTTGTTCAGAACTGCAACAGCACCCTCTAACCCAAAACTGATCTTCTTCTTTGCCAGACTAACCAACACGAGACCTCTTCGAGCAGGATTTCCGGGTAAAATCTCTGCGCTAGTTAAACCCACTACGGCAGAAGCCGGGGTTGCACCGACTAAACCAGCTAATCTATTGGAGACTTTAAGGTTTCCTTGATCGTCAGTCTCTACACCCGGTATTCCTGTTTGTACTACTGCCACTTTTTACACCTCCTTTATTTGAACGGACTATCCGATAACCCCTTCTTACGATCTGCCTCATCTATAATACGCTTTTGGGCCTCGGCCTTCCTCTTGGTAGTCATCTTGGCTTTGACCCCTCCCGGCGTGCGTACACGGAATTTACCTGACTTCAGCTTTGTAATCGTGACAGGCATTATCTCAAACCAAAAAGTCGTCTGATTCTGCTCTGGGCAGGACGCTTTTTCATCTCTTTTTTAATGCCAGAAGCTTTTAGCTCTTGTTCTATAATTTCCTTGTTGGTAGGCCTCTTGGGAACAGGGCTATCAGCAAGTCGCTTCTTGTCCTTGTCAGAAACACGGCCTTCGATAAAGGCTCGGGCTGAGGCAGTTATAGAACTCCCAAAACGCTTTTTCTTTGGCTCATCGTTGTGGTCTGATCCATGTCCCGTATTGTGTTTTGATCCTACATTTTCTCCATGACTAGGCACTGGACGGTACCTCCTTTGCTGGTTCGTTGTTTAAGAACTTCAGGGTCTCAGGCAAGTTTAGAAGCTGCTTCCACACTACACACTGAGCCTGGAAGCGAAGCATCTCATCATGATCCCCGGCATTTAAAAGGTTGTTAGTCGCTACTTTGCCCTGACGGATCAAGTGCTCCTTGAGAATGTGCCAAGGAATTACCGAGTCAAAACTATTTGCCTCTATAGGCTTTGCTTGGTCTGTCATTACTCCTCCAAATCCTCTGTGTTAGTTTTGTTTTGCTCTGCTAGAGCGTCAAGGGCCTGAGCGGTCTCATCATCTACACCGCCGCCTCTATCAGTGGCAACGCCGGCTCCACGCTGTTGGAGAGCGGCTTGCTCTTGGGCCTGTGCAAGGGCGATCTGCTCTGCCAGTTGTTGCGCTCTCTCTTCGGGGGTGATGTCAGTGATAATGGTATCAGCACCACGCTCACCAATTCCGTCACGCCATAGACGTTTTAGAATGGCAGTCCAATTAAGTTGTTTGTTCTTGACTGCCAGGTCACGCTGGATAGGTTCAGCGAAACGACCCAAGGTATCGAGTAGAGCGACAAGTCGTTGGGATTTGACTTGGAACTCTTGTGACTGGATTGAACCGACCCATAGAAACTCAAAGTCTTGGGCTAAGTCACCAGCTTTGATTCTGATACCCCTGACAAGATTGCTGGCACCAGGGATTTTAAAAATCTGCCCCTTGGGAACTTTAGAAAGGGTGATAGTGTAAATGTCTCCCAGAAAGGGAGTAAGTATATCATCCTCGATCAAGATGGCAGCGTCCCTGATGTCTGCGAGCGATAGGGACAGGAGTGAAGAGACAGCGAATCCAGCACGAGGGAGGTTCCTTGTAGGTTGTCCCTCGGCCAAAGGCGAGGACCCGCTGAACGTGTCCATCAGGCCAAGAGTAAACGTGATCCCTTGGAAGCCGGTCTTGGTGGTATCCTTGGGTTCGAGCATCTTGATGCCTTCAGGATTTGCATACCAGATTTGTCTGGGTTTGAAGATGATAGAACTGGCCCTTGCGACCTCGTTGGGATCAACAACCGTGGGAGGCGAGAAACTCACGGCCTGGCCTTCCAAGGTCATGTTGATCTGGTCATTTAAGAGCACTTGGAGAGGCTCGATGTCATCCATCATGGTAGAGGTATAGGTCTCACCGGGTATCTCCCTGTTGACAGCCATGCGGTAAGCGGAACGGGCCTGAAGCTTTTTAGAAACCCGGATGACCTTGGGACCTCCCTCAACGTTCCAAAGCAGCCAAACAAACCACCAGGCAGTGCCTTTACGCATCCACACTTCTGACATAGCTAGAAAACTCTGAAGAGGCTTCTCTTCTTGCTCCGCGGTAGCACCGTCAGCAGTTCTTATATCGTCTGGTAGAGAAATTCCCTGGTCGGAGAGTCTCTTGACTATGTGATGAGGCCATTCAACCTTGGTCAGTTGTTTCCTATCTACTGCATCAACAAGGCCACGATCTCGGTTGGCAACGTAGGTCTCCCACGGCATCATGTTGTCTTCAACAAGCAACTGGGCATCGTCTATGTTCGTGACGGTCTCGGGCCAGCTATAAAACATGAACGGGTCCACAGCACGGGCGGTGGGCCACACCATGACGTTGGCACCGGTGCGCTCAATCTTAATGCCTGTTTTAAGAATGGCACGTGAGTAGAGAAGGAAAGAGCGAAGCAACTGCTTGATGAGGGAGTACATCTTGATCTTCTTCCGGGTGATATAGAGGAGGTAAGCCTGAGTAGCGGCTGCTTTCTTACCGGCCTGGTCATCTAACTCATCACCAGGGTAAACCTCGAAGAACTCTGACGAGGGAATGAGCATTTGTGCTCCACGAATGACGAAACGTTCGATAACCCGGCGAGCAGCGGGAATGAAGTGAGCAAATGTGGTTGATTTGAAAAAGGTCCTTGTGTGAGTTCCACGCCAGGCTGCGTGGTTGAGTTGCATCTTGCGAGTAATAGTTTCACGCCGATTCCTGATGTCAGGGATTCTACCTGCAAGAAGATCCGCAAGGGTTTTTCTTTCGGCTTCGGTTAAGTTAATATTTGATTCTACCGGCATTATTTTGCTCCATGAGGGCATTCGCCCAAAATCCATTTCCCCCAGTTACAATTTCTACACAAGACTTGGAATCCTTCAGGCAATTCGTGTTTCAATAACCACTTGTAAAGGTTTCCACCTCTTCTGGGTTCACCTCTTTTAACTCTTTCCTTGGCATCGTTGTCTTTGTGATCTATTTCTAAAAACACCAACTCAGTTTCACCACAGCAACAACATTCTCCCCCATAACCAGAAATAATCGCAGCCTTTACTTTTGCTGCTTTACCTTTCTCCCACTTAGTCCTGTACTCTCTATAAGCAGGAGAATCGTCCGAGGGAAACCTTTTTCCTTTTCTATCTGTTGGCATAAAAACCCGTATTCATCCAATCCCAAGGATCTACATTAACTGGTTCAGGCAGCATTATAGCTTCGTTACCCTGAAGAGACAAGGGCCTATGAAATAGCATACCCATGTACCGGATTGTGTCGGCTATATTGTCGTAGTAACCGTCTTTGACTGGTTTACGCTTCATGACTTCAACGGAAGACGGTCTTTCTTTGGGATAATGGTAACCACCGGTCAGGGCCTCGATGGAAGTGCGGCATCTGCGGTGTATCATCAGTATGGGCCACCCGCATCGGCACTTGGTACCAAGGGAACGCCTAACGTGATCGAGGCCGGGATCAATGTCCTTGAATTTCTTGGATCTGAAGGCGAGGCCCAAACCTCCTTCTTCCGGGGGTTGACCTTTGGGCGCACGGGGTCTGGCAAGGCGCAGGATGGGTCCGGGTCCACGGTCATTCCTCTGCTTGCCAGCAGCGTCACCCCCATCGAGTATTAAGGACCTCCCGGCTCTCAAGACCAGTGGAAAGTTCTTCTCTGTCTGCTTTAGAACGTCAAGTGCGAAGAAATGGGCCTCTTGGTTCTCCCCGAGTAGCTCATCGAGCACCAACCAGTGCAAAACACGCTTGTTGCAGCGAAACATCTGGTGCCACGTGCAAGCAGGACGGCGGAAGCCGAAGTCCCACACTCTATAGGTGGTCATGACACGTGTTTCTGGATCTCCAACGTGCTTTATCATGTTGAACATGGGATAGACCGGATCTCCCTCCTGTTGGAAGCCATAGAAACCGTCTAGGATTCTCCGGGCCTCTGCCTCTGTGTTTCCTTCGAGGATGGCGGCGATATATTCACCACTGAGGAATGGATTATCATAGGTGCTGCTTCTAATCATCCTGTATGTTAGAACCACCTCTTCACCTCGTATCTTCATCTTCTTGACCTGTCTACCGGGCTTGGGCCAGGTCTTAGCGATCCAATGTTTGTCGGGAGGTGGGTTGGTGCAGAGCATACCTTTAAGATACTTGTCAGCACGTGGGAGCCGAAGCCGACCATTTAATTTCTGGTACGTGCCTATCGGCTCCTCCTGTGCCTCGTCTATCAGATACCAACCGTACTCAGGACCCAGGAACCTTCCAAGATCCTTTGTCTCTCGGAATGTCACTTCTGAACCGTTTGGATAGATGATCCTATGAGGCCATCCGTCACGCATTTCACGGGCTACGAAAAGCGTGCCTGATCTCTCTAAAACTTCAAGGTAGATCCTCTCTGTGGAGTCATGAAGTTTCGGAAGAGACCGTCTGAGCACGATACCCATGTTACCGGGGATGGTAACACTAAGGAGGTGACCCATGATGCAAGCAGGTAGGGTCTTACCGGAGCCGTATCCACCAATCAGGGCTATGAACCTCTCGTTGGCATCAAGGAACTGCTGTTGCAGCGGGAGAATGTGTTTGTGGATCTCTGGCTTGACCTTGCAACCAGCGATAGTGCAATCAGGGAATAGGTCTATTATTTTCATGACCAGCGGGGCATATGGTAAAAGCCTTCTCCTAGAGTCCAGGTCCCTAACCTATCTATACTGATGACGTTGACTCCGGGGATCACGATGACATCACGAAAGGCACCGTCACCAAATAGTTCTCGGGCTAAGGTTACAACGTTCTCTTCTCCCTCGATGATAAAGCCAAAGTCAACCGCACGAGCGAGTTTAAGAGGAGGAGTTGGGTCCATAGCCGAGACAGCATCATCCCAAGTGACAGCGTATATGTCGAGTTCAAGATGGTTAATCTCCTTCGCTTTCGTCAGAGGTTTCTTGGAGTTTGAAGTCTTCCGGTTTAGGAATGATGTGAGGCTTTTTAGCTTTCGATGAAGCGAGCCACTGGATAACCC